ATACTGGTGTATCATCTGTTAATGTTTGTTCTCCTTCTTCTACATCATATAGACGCATTTTACTACGATCAACACCAACCACAAATCTTTTATGATTCGTTGGATCATTATATCTATTCTTTAATTGCTTAACCATAAACTGACCTTGTTTTTCAAGTTCTTCAGTAGATATTAAAGCAAACATTAGATCGGCTGTTGCAGGTAATCCAAAAGACTCACTTGTATCTTCAAGCCCAACATCCGAGTTACTAAAACCAGAACGAGTTGTTTGCGTTGCAGAAAAGACCGGTACATTAAATTCAACTGCAAGGCCACGAAGTTCTTCAGCAATTGCTTTAATGTAAGTGTATGAATTGATCGATCCTCCCATTGCTTTCATTCTTGCACTTGAACATATATTTAAATAATCTATGAAAATTAAATCTGGTTCAAATTGTCTTTTTAATTTAAGTTCATTAAGCAATGCTCTGAAATGACCAGAATGCGCAGAACCAGTAGGATATTCTTTTATAATTAACTTACCAGTTGTTTTACGTGCAATGTCATTTACTTTTGTAGTAAACTGATCTTTTGATAATTTATCAAGTTGATCAATAGGACAATTTAATAAGTTAGCATCGATTCTTTCTGCAATTCTTTCTTCAGCCATTTCCATTGTAATATATAATACGTTACGGCCTTGAACTAAAGATGAGGCAGCAACGTGACACATAAAAAGAGATTTACCGACACCAGTACCAGCAAGAGCAATATTAAGAGTTTTACGTGGGACACCACCTTTGGTGATTGTATTAAAGTATTCTAAATCAAATGGTAGTCTGTCTTCTGTTGTATGATAGAAATCATATCTTTCCTCTACATTCTCTGTATAGTCATGACCAACTTTAAGATCAAAGCCAACACCAAGTGCTTTACTTAATAAATCAGGTAAAGCACCTTTAGTCAATTGTTCATGCTTACCATCAATAATTGATATTGATTCCATAATAGCATTATATATTGCTCTATCTTGACACCACTTTTCAGTAGTATCAAGTAACCATTGTTCGTCTACATCATTCTTATTAAATAATTGAGGCACAATATCTACTGCCATACTGTATTGCTCTTCACTTAATTTTTCTGATTGATCAAGTTCGATCTTAAATGATTCGGCATTTGGCAACTTATTATATTTAGATACAAATACACCTGCTTCATTAAATAAGACTTTATAAATACCTTGAAAATAATCAGGTTTTATAAAAGGCAATACTTTGCGCATGTAGTCTTCATTAGTAAGAAGATTTCGTAATATAGTTTGTTCTAAATTAGTTGGCATATGCTACTTTCTTTAAATCATTATCGATTTTCATTGACACTTCATCAACTCTACTTTCTAAGTAACTGATTGCAGTGTGTATATGACCAGTGTCTTCTGGTCGTAGTTGACTTTTAGCAATGGCTATTTCATCCATTAATAAGATTAATCTTGTAGTGCTACTCACTTTTTCCATTTTTAATTTCCTTTGTTATAACGCTGCCTTCTTCTATACCTTGGGCCATAATCTTTTCAAGCATATATCCAGCAAACTCTTGTAGTTTTTCATCACTTACTTTAAGTTCTGTATCAGGTGTATATACTATTATAAAATCAAATGACATATTCTCAGGTATTTCATTAAACTTAACAGTTCCATATTTAAGAACTGTTTCAGTAAATATTCCTTTTAAAATTCTAACATTCCAAGATTGTTCGTCGTTTCTATCTGGAATTATTTGATAATCTATACCTTCTTTCATTTGTGTCCTCGAGTTCCGTCAAATACACATACAAAATATAGTTCTTCATCTGCAGCATGTACACGATGAAATACTCCATCTTCAATTAACACAACATCTCCAGGATTCACAGGAATCCATTCTTTATCTAATTCCATTTTGCCAGTGCCTTCAACGAAATAATATACTTCTTCTTGACCTGGATGCTTATGCCCTGTTGTTGATTTGTGTGGTTGAAGTCGAGTGCTGCTTAGTACTAGATTTTTTAATGTTGCATTATCTTTTACAATATATCTATCGTCTTCTTTGGCAACTAAACCGCCAATATTTTGTATGTGAACTCTCATTTATTCTTCTTCATCTATCATTGCTGACTTATTTACTATTGAATACTTATTCATTAAGTATTGTTTAAAATCAGTATCTTCTATAATAGGTTTCCAAAACTCTTTAGTTAATGTATCTTTTTCTCGAACTTTTGGATCCACCAATTCTCCAGTAGATTTATCAACCCTACAGTACCAACCAACGCTGGGCTTAGCAACATAATTGCCAGACAAAGCAGCGTCAAGCAGGCCAGAGTAATGCTGCACACCACCGTCCCAACTGACAGAAATAGGTATTTTAGACTTCTCTTTAACATATCTTGATTTCTCCACGTTAATCACAAAGTGGTAACCTCTAATTTCAGTACCAACTTTGTCTTGTTGACGGCCTAATATCCATATGTTATCAGCACTATAATAAATGCCTGTACCACCTGAAACTACAGCTTTTGGAAATAAACCAATTTCTTGATAAGTATGATTTACTGCAATTAAAGGTATATTTTTCATATTTAAATATGGAGTAGTCATTCTAAATAAACCTTTAAGCGCTTTAGCTCTTGACATATCGGCAACTGATTTTTCGTTTATAGCATCATCTAATTCTTTCTTAGATGCTAAGTTACCAACTGAATCAATAACTATTACAACTTTATCGTTTCTATCTAAATTTTCAAGTTGACCTACTATATCAAATTTAAGTTCTTCAACATTAGTAATAGGTGTATGTAATACTCTTTTTGTATCAATACCATAATTTTCAAAGTATGATGAAGGCGAACCAAACTCTGAATCATAAAACAATAATACAGCGTCGTCATACTTTTTTAAGTATGCAGCTGCCATAATTAATGCAAATGAAGTTTTAAAATGTTTAGAAGGACCAGCTAATACTGTAAGTCCAGGTGCTAAACCACCGTCCATTGAGCCAGACAAGGCTACGTTTATCATAGGTACGTCTGTTGGTACCATATCTTTATCATTAAAAAATTTAGAATCAGCAAGTATTGACGTAAAATCTGATTTGCTATTCTTCTTAAGTTTATCCATTATACTAGACATTTATTTTTCCTTCCAAATAATAGTTATATTATACCATAAAAGCATCTAAATGTACACTGTTTTTTTCAAAATTTAACCTTTTATTTGTGTTATCTTGAATTAAAAAGTTTGTATCTAGCATTTGATTATCCAATCTACCATCAACAAACTTCTTTACGTGCTCAGCCATATCTTCAGCTGTAGTAACAGGCACATTTTGGCATATATGATTTAAATTCTTTAGTCCACCTTGTAACGTAAAGTCTTCAGGCAGTTTCATTATTGACATGCATTCTCTTATAGTCAAAAACCTATCTTCATCTGGATGAGTGAGATTATTAGGTAAGTGTCCAACGAATGCACCAATAGTTTCTTTAGGAAAGTGGACAAGCTTTCTCATAATGTTTCCACCTTTAGCCAACTTATCGTGTATTATTCTACACCTTTCAGCAAGTTTATCAAATCCTTGTGTTTCCATCCATTTTGATACGTTTTTATAGTTTTGACCATTCCATTCAATATAATCCATTGCGTTTTGTGATCTTGTTATCTTCTTTTCAACAAAGTCTTTATGACTAATGCCTCCACACATTTCTTCTAAAACGTATCTATAAAATGGATTATGTGAAGGTGTTGATTTATTAGTAAGAACATTCATTGAATCATCAGATCTTCTTTTGACTAATCTAATAGTTTCATCAATCTTCTCATGTTGTCTTTTTATGTATTCAAATTGTGGTACTTTATCGCCTTTCCAAAAGAAATAAAAACTTCTATTTCTTACTTGACCTAATCCATGAAGGATAGATTTTGTTTTATAAATTGAGAAAGTGTAACCAAACTTTTCTGCAACTTTTCTGAGTTTTGAGACAACTGGTTTTCCAATATTCGAAGCGAGTCCTGGTGCGTTTTCTCCCCAGAATACTTGAGGTTTGAGCGTACCCAAGACAAGATTAGAAGTGGTAAGCATCCAATCGTTAGCAGCAGCATCGCTACTAGCTGAAGGACTAAGACTGCTAAGACCAGCACATGGGCAAACGGTATTAATAACCTCAACACTAGGTAAATTAGGTAACCCATTATCTCCATACAGATGATATGGAACTTGACCTTTGTAATATTGTACCAAGTGATTATCATTTTCTTTAAATACGTCATAACTCAATAAATACTCTGGTTTTTTTTGCAATACGTTTTGCATTGCAATTGTTCCACCACCTATCAGTGGTATTATACTGGCAAATTTCATTAGCAAGGTATCGTTGCTAGTAGAAGATAATCTTTTACATTAACTTTTGCAGACCAACCTAATGCTTTCATTTCTGTGATATCTGCAGTATTATCTTGTGCTTCACATGCATCTCCATTTGTTACTTCAATTCCTTCCCAACCAGCTAATATTCCTAAGTCTTCAACAACGTTTCCAATACCAGTTCCAATATCATAAACTGGTTTTAACCTACTAATATCTTTAGACATTAATAAAACTATTGCTTCTACTACGTCACTAACGTGCGTAAAATCTCTTACATGTTTTGTTAAATAACTAATAGTGCCATCTATTAATTTTCCAATAAGCATAGACTCTCTTGCACCATCTCCATAAACAGTAGTAAATCTTAATCCAACTTGTCCAGGATAAGCTGTTTCTTCATTTACTTTTTTACTAGTACCATATGGTGACAACCACCATTTATGAACACAAGAAGAAGATGCGTATAGCAATGGTATATTATTATGATTGCATATTAATTGTAATCTTGTAGTATTTTCTACGTTGTTTGTCCAATATGTTTCAGGATCTTTTAAACTTGCTCTTACGTCAGCATAAGCTGCAAGGTGAATACAATAACTCACCTCGTCAGGTTTAAAATCTGATACAGGTCTTGGGGGATCTTGTCTTAAATCCCATTCAATTACTTCATGACCATCTTTTTCTAATCTTGTTTTAAGATGACTACCAATGAAGCCTCTTGAGCCGGTGATTGCTACTCTCATTTATTATTCTCCATAAATTTATTAGTTATTGCTAAGGCTGAGTTTATCGCTTGATGCATATCAATGTAAACATACATTCCACATCTTCCTATGAATGTCATATTAGATCTTATTAGATTTTTATATTGTTCGTATTTAATTCGATTATGAGAAGATGCATCTTTTACTGGATAGTATCTTTCTTGATTATTAACTAAGTAATCGCATGGTTCTTCATAGGTTAGTGTTGTATACTGATTATTTATGCCATGACATGGAAGGTTCTTCCACTCAGTAACTCTTGTATAAGGACCGTCATGTGTAAAATTAACTGTACCTGTTGGTAGAACCTTTGTCATAGGTATATCTACATGATGAAACTTAATTGAACGGTATGGTAAAGCACCATAAACATAATTAAAATAATCATCAATTGGCATAGCATTAAATATATGATCAAAGTCTTTTTCCATATTTCTATTAAATTGTACAGATAAATCTACTTTAATATTTTTATGATCTAGTATTTCTTCAAACACTGTAGTGTAACCATTTTCAGGCAATATTTGATATTCATCATTAGGAAAGTAATACTCGTTATCGTCATCACGTACTGGTACTCTTTTAAGAATAGATGGATCTAATTCTTCTATAGTTTTACCCCACATTTTATATGTATATGGTGCAAAGAAAGTACTTACAATATTTTCTTTACCTACTATATCTTGTGTTTCTTTATTAACTGGCAGTGTCACATATCTACCATCGTCAAGTTGTGCTTTGACTTTATGTTTGTATGGTACCCATTTATCAAATTGAGTAACCCAATTATATACCTTTTCATTGTTTGTATGAAATAAATGTGGACCATATTTGTGTATTCGTATTCCTCTTTTATTTACATAATCATAAGCATTACCACCTATATGATTTCTTTCATCTATAACATGTATATCATGGCCAGCTTTTGCTAATTCATGTGCAACTACTGCACCTGAAAAACCTGCACCTACTACTAATATTTTCATATGTTTAAAGCTTTCTTTAATTCGTTTTGTTGTATGTCCTTGTTTAAAGGATGTTTAGTATATATGGAGCTTTTTTGTAGTGCTGCTATACGTGCCAACTCAGAATCTGATAAGCTTTCAAGCTCAGAAGCTTTTACTGATGCCGCTTCTTCATTATCAAATAATACCATAAGTTCGTTATAATCGCCAATCAATATCGAATCGGCATCAGTAACTTGTAAAGGTCTTGCTCTCCACCAACCAGATCCAGTGTGATCGTATCCTGGCATTAAGCAACCCCATTGTTCAGCGTAAACTTTACACATATCTTCTTCTGATAAGCGTCTTTGTTTTTCTTTTCTAGAACCATTTAGCAGTTTTACCTTGAACTAAAGAAGCAAAGTTAAAACATTTTTCTTTATCAAACCAAGCTACAGTATCTTCTCCTTCAGTTGGAATAAGTTGTGCTTCCATAAAATTCATTTCGCTTTTTTGAATATCACTTCTATTACCTGGTACTCTATTTCTGTGATATGGATTTGGATTGTAGCCAAATAATAAACTTGGATCATATTGAATAAGTTTAGTCATATCACCACCAGCAAAAACAGAAAGTAAAATACGTGATTTCTTTTCACCAATATATTTTATTGCATCTAATAAAACATCAGTATGTGGTTCTAATAACTCTCTACTGATATCCGGATCTGTTGTGCTTTGATTTATAGTAAATTCTTTTAAGAGCGTTTCTTTGTCTGTGCATGAAAGAATACCTTTAAATATACCATCAGTTTGCCAATCATCAAATGCTAATATTAAATTATTCTTTGGTGTATTATGTATTGCCCATAATCCATTATAAAATGTAAGTTGTAATGCTTGTCGTGGAGAAGCTAAGAAACAAATAACTCTATCATAAGAAGATAAATCTTCACCTATTTTTACTAATCTTTGTTCAACAGT